GGGAAACCAAGCAGTATTCTTGGTTGCCGGTTCCGGTGGCTTAAGCGCCATCACACGCGGTGTAAACGGGCTCATCCCCTACAACACCGTCTCGAACGTGCAGAATACCTGCACGCTCAATGAGTACCACGCTCCTCAGTTTTAGCAGGGGAATTTTGTTCTGGATAACGGGGAAATCCTTTTGCATAAAAGGACAATCCGATGGAAGATGAAATCCTGTTCACAACATTGAGCAACAGGAATGAACGAGACAATCGTCAAGTACCTTGCCGGACTGTTTGATGCAGACGGCAGCATTTCTTTCGCGTTTACCGCTCTTAAACCGGACGGCAGTAGTTATATGTGCCGACTCGGGCTTGAGATAAGCTCATCTGAAGCCATAGATAGGCATGGGTTTATTGCCAGCCTTCCCGAACTGACAGGGTTCGGGAGTGTCAACTTCCGGTATCACAAGGGCGAGCAAACGCACAGTTCCAACAGGTTTGTGAGGTGGAGCGTTCAATCCCGAAGGGATATTGAAATGCTCATCCCGCGGCTAATAAAGCATTCTTGCGTTAAGGCAAGACACATGCAGCGGATGTTGGATAAGTGGAAAGAAAAACGTGGCGATATCTTATCAGCAGCAGAGTGCGACGAGCTTCGCAACTTTAGTAAGCAGTCGCGCTGCGATTCTGGGCCGATCAAATCGAAGAATTACCCAACATGGTCGTGGCTGTCCGGTTACATAGACGGTAACGGGACGCTGGACTTTGCAAAATACAAATCTCAAGGCGGCCGTCAAACGTGCAGGATTAGCCTGACGTGCCACATCGGCGACGTCCGTGTTCTTGAGTTTGTGCAGAACGCTCATGGCGGGTACATCATTCCACACGGTACAAACGAAAATTGTATGGTGTGGAAACGGAGCTTGGGTGCTAGAGATAGGTCTTTCGCTCTCAGGTTTCTTCCAAAGATCGTACAGCACATCAAGATCAAGCGGCACAGAATAGAGCAAATGCTTTCGTTCCATCACCAGCATCGACTGAGCGAACAAACGCCTGAGGGCGATGCGACAGTCAGGCCCCGGAATTCCGGGGGCCGTTCGAACGCACCGGTAGATTGATGCCGATACATGACTGAATAACTGGAAAACCGCTGCAAGGCGACAACCAGAGGCAAGGCGCTCCGCTTCCTCCACATCATGGAAGCGGTTGGGAAACCCGCCAGCCGCAACGACTGAGTGCCATGTGCCCCGCGGGGCAAGCGACAGTCTGAACTTCGATTTTCGAAGTCCGTTCAACATCTTTGCGTCCCAGGGCGACCAGAAGCGCATCATGCAGATGGCTTCTGTGGCGGTGCTCAACCGCAATATCGACGCGACCATTATCGCTCAACTCGATACGGCGACGAGCACCACGGGCTCGTCGCAAACGGCAACCTTGGGCATGGTCATCCATGCCCGCACGATCCTTGGCAACAATGCGGTGCAGTTGCAGGAAGAGGACAATATGTTCGGCGTCATCAGCCCGGCCTTCGAAGGCTACCTGATGCAGATAACCGAGTTCTCTTCGGCGGACTATGTGGAGGTCAAGCCCTTCGCCGGCCCAGCCAAGCAGATGCGGCGTTGGTGCGGCGTGAACTGGTTCACGCACCCGTCTCTGACGGGTAAGGGCACGACCTCGGAGAAGTGCTACATGTACCATAAGAATTCCATGGGGCATGCGGCAAATTCAACGGACATGGATGTGAAAGTGGATTACGACGGGAAGCAAGACCTGAGCTGGTCGCGCGCATCGCTGTTCCACGGCGCCATTCTCCTGCAAACCACGGGTATTGTGCAGATGGTGCACGATGGCTCGGCTTACGCATAAGGGAGGGATAAATTATGGCTTACGTTTCTTCTTCGCACAGACCCTTCCTCATTACGGCGGCTGTCGCTGGTGGGTTCAACACCGGCGGTCAGTATGGCGGTAACGTGTGGGGGTTCAAGACCACCGACGCTCTTGCGACCGTCGTTGCGTCGAGCTTCGTCACCGATGCCTTTAATCTTGGCATGCGGCCTTACGATCCGGTGATGTTCATCGATACCACGAACGCGCTGGGCTATATGCTCTTCGTGTCCGCGGTGACGACGAGCGTCGGCAGCACGGGCTCTGGAACCCTTAAGGGCTTCACGGTCACGTCCTAAACGATCCGGGGCGGCGGGCAACCGCCGCCTCTCTATGACGGTTGCGGCGGGCTGCCGCTCATGACCAGCAGATACCCCGGCAGTCCACCCAAACCGTTCCAAATCCAAGCGCCAGAAGGCGCTTTTTTCATGTCTGAAAGGACCCCAATGGCTCGCTATTTGAAGCAGGACGCATGGAAAAACTTTTCCCCGAACCTGGGAGGCCAGGAATGGGGAATTTACTCGACCGTTCTGGACGCCGATGTGACGTTCGAAGACATGTTCGTGCCTGGCTTCTGGAAACACCACGCGTCTGGAACTAGGGCTCTGGTGGAAGGCGACATCGTGCGCATGCGCGCTTCCGACCGGACATTCGATGTGGACGTGACCGTCGAGAAGGTCATTCCGGGCGGCATCGTTGTCAGCCTTCGTGGCGGCCGGGTGCCGCGCCAGTACAAGGGCTTCCACCAGGACGAAATCCGCGAGATTTTCGCCAAGGATGAGAGCGAATTCGAGCTGGTCAAGATGGACCAGGAAGGCAAACCCGTGCCTCGCATCGAATGGATGGAGCGGCTTGCCGTCTACCGCGTCGTCGGCAACGATAACGACGTGATCGAGTCCGATATCAAGTCCAAGGGCAAGGCGGACGACAGGCTCGACAAGTACCTGCGCGAGCTTCGCCTGCGGATGCCGGACACCGACGAGCAGGCCCGGCACCGCGAGGAACAGTTGGCAAGGGCGGAAGCCCGCAAACCTGCTCACCAGCGCACGAAGAAAAACGAGCAGGCCGCAGCTTAAGGGCAAATCCCGATGACCACCAAGCTCAGCGTCTTCAATTCGGCACTGGTGAGCCTCGGGAATTCCCCGCTGGCATCCACCAGCGATAATGTCTCGGCGCGCAAGACGCTGGACTCGGTGTGGGACGACTGCCTGGCCTTCATGATCGAAGCCGGGATGTGGAAGTTCGCGGCGCGCGCGCAGGCGCTGACAAGTGGTTCGTCGCAAGGCAACTCCACCTCCGCCATCGGCCTGCACATCCAGTACGATCTTCCGTCCGACTATGTTCGAATCCTCAACATTTCGGACAACAACCGGTTCCGGCCCACGCTCATTGACTGGAAGATCGAGCAAAATCAGCTCTACTGCGATGCGGCTCAGGTCTACATCGAGTACGTGTCGAACTCGACCGGGTTCGGCTACGCATCTACGAACTGGACGCCGGCCTTCACCAAGGCCATGAGCGACGAACTCGCCCTCCGCGCCGCGCCGCTCCTGCTCGCCGCCGGAGCTGGTAAGATCGAGCAGCTTGAGAAGAAGGCGAAGCGCTCGCTGTTCATCGCCAAGCAGCGGGACGCGATGCAGAACCCGGAGATGTGGCCGCCTCCTGGGCGTCTTGTGCGTTCGCGGGCCGGGTGGAGCAGCGTCAACCGGATGGGGCGGACGCCGTATTATTGATGGGCTGGACAGGGCTCGACACCTGCTAGTCAGGTCCATGTCAATCCATGGTTTAAAACCCGGCTGAGCGTTGCCGTGTCGCCTTCCAACCGCTTTCGCTCGCGGTGGGCATTTCCTTCAATGCCGCCAGCTCGCACCAATCATAGCAAAACTCACCACGGAAACAAGCTCGAATGGGTAAGACCAACGCGTTTCTGCACACGTTCAGCCCGGGTGAGATTTCACGCGCCGCGCTCTCCCGGATCGACCAGGAGACCGTGCGGCTGAATGCCGAGCGCCAGGAGAACCTGTTCCCCTATTCCGTGGGCAAAGCGATCATGCGGCCCGGAACGCAATACATCGCCAACACCTATTACGGCCCCTCCAAAATCGTTCCCTTTGTCCGGTCCACCGAATCCACAGCGATGATCGAATTCGGCTACGATGCGTCGAGTAATCCGATTATGCGGGTGTTCGTGAACGACGTCGCAGTCGCCAGGGCGGCCGTCACGTCCAGCATTACGAATGGCACGTTCTCGTCGGCGAGCGGGTGGACAACGACGCTCACGGGCGGTGCCACGGCTACTTTCGGGGCATCCGGGCTCGTGCTTCTGGCGATTGGAACGGGCGGTGCCGCCATCGCTGACCAACAGGTCGCAACATCGTCGGCGGGCACGGAGCACGCCATCCGTATCGTGGTCGCGCACGGAACCGTCACTTTTGCGTGCGGATCGACGCAAGGATCTTCGGATTATATCGACCAGGTGGACCTAGGCACCGGCTATCATTCCCTGGCTTTCACTCCAGCGGGAAGCTATTGGATACGGTTTCAAGGTCAAGACCAAACGCAGGTCATCGTTACATCCGCCGCAATCGAATCGGCGGGCGAGATGACGCTGCCCGGATCTTGGACGCCGGCAACGATGACCTCGATCCGGTGCGCTCAATCCATCGACGTGATGTATCTGGCGATCCAGAGTTCGCGCCAGCTCAAAATCGAGCGCCGCGGCGACACGTCGTGGTCCATTGTGAACTATTACGCGGACGACGGGCCGTTTTCGATTTCGACGACTGCCAGCGGTGTGATGCTGACACCTGCCGCGAGCATCGGCAACACCACGCTCACGGCGTCCGCGCCGTTTTTCCAGGCCGGTCATGTGGGGGCCATCTTTGCCGTCACGCACGATCAGACGAATGTCACCTACTGCATCGGAGGTCTTGGCGCCACGACTCCAGCTTTCCGCGTGACGGGCGTTTACCACGCCAACACGGGAGATAGGCTTTGGGCCTTTGCAATGTCTGGAACTTGGGCGGGCACGATCACCCTGGAGCGATCGTTCAACAATGAAACCTCCGGATTCGAGCCGGTCGTTCCTGGGGGGTGGTCGGGAGATATTACCGCAAACGGGTCCGGCCAAGTCAACGACGTGGACGACAATGCCATCGTCTGGTATCGTTTTCGCTTCTCCGCTTACACCTCCGGGGCCGCTCTCGTCAGTATCAACTACGGGGGCTATGGGTTTACCGGGATTGCCCGCGTCACCTCTTATACCAGTGCGACATCCGTTGACGTGGAGGTGCTGTCGCCATTCGCCAACGTCACCGCTTCGAGCCTCTGGAAAGAAGGCGAATGGAGCACGGTGCAGGGCTATCCTACCGCTGTCGCTATCTACGACGGCCGGCTGTGGTGGGGCCGCGACGACAAAATCTATGGGTCGTATTCGGACTCCTACGATTCTTTCGCTGTTTCGTCCACGGGCACAGCGTCCTCGACCACAATCACGGGCGACGCCAACTCCATCCAGCGGACCATCGCCACGGGCGCGTCGGTTCCGCAAGTGCGGTGGTTTCTACCTCTCCAAAGGCTTGTCATTGGGAATTCCGGTTCCGAGGCATCGGTGCGGGCGTCGTCTCTCGATGAGGCCCTGACGCCAACCAACATCACCATCAAGGACAGTTCGAGCCAGGGGTCTGCCGACGTGGCGCCTATCAAGGTGGATACGGTCGGCGTGTTTGTGCACCGATCGACGCGCAAACTGTACGCGATGATCTACGACATTTACAAAAGCGACTATCGCGCCCAGGATCTGATGCGGGTGAACGAAGATCTGGGCTATCCGCCGGACCTGTCTCAGACGGAAGGTTTCCAGGAGCTGGCCGTCCAGCGTCAGCCGGAGACTTACATCTGGGCGCGCCGGTCAGACGGCATCGCCTGCATTTTGATCTTCAACCCCGACGAGAAGGTGGCCGGCTGGTTTCGGTTCATTTCCGGAGAGGACGAGAGCGACAAGATTTTGTCCATGGCGGTGCTTCCAGGTAGCGGCGAGGATTCGGTTTATTTCGTGATGGAGCGGACCGTTGGAACCGGCGTCGATTACTACATTGAGAAGCTGCGCTCGCACCGCGAGGCGTTGACGCGGGTACAAAACGGATCGACGTTCCTGACCTATAATGGAATTTATCAGGTGGACTGCCATACGGCGTTCACCGTTTCCCCGGCAGGACTTGCCACGCTTTCCGGGCTTGGCTATCTGGAGGGCCGTACGGTCATGGCGCTGGGCTATTCCGTGGCAAACGCCACCTACGGCCCGCTTTCGAATGGCGTGCTCGGCACCACGTTCACAGTCACGGGCGGCGCGATCACGCTCGGCGAACTGGCGAGCGGCACCGTGATTGTGGGGCTGCCGTACACGGGCAAATACAAATCCGCCAAGCTCGCCTACGGCGCCCAGGAAGGCACCGCGATCATCCAGAAGAAGCGCGTCATGGGTGGCGGCATTATCATGCAGGACACGCACCCCGACGCGATCCTCATGGGTCCAGACATGGACGACGCCGCGAACATGCTGCAGATGCCGAGGGTTTACGACGGCAATCTGGTTTCCGCCATCACCAGCCTGGACACGCAGTTCGACCATCAGATGTTCCCGTTCCCGGCCCAGTGGACCACGGATGCGCGGGTTTGCGTTCAAATTCAGCCCGGCTACTCGGCCACGCTGACCGGGCTTGTGTACGGCGTAGAGACCAACGAAACCTCCCCGATGAAATGACAACGTACGATTTCCGCCGTGCCTCCGAACAGGAGCTGAAGCTGTTCTGGGAGACCGCCGTTATCCCTAATGTGGAAGACGCGTATGTCTGTCTCGCCGATGGCAAACCGGTGGCGGTTGCTGGCGTCATTGTAGACCCTGATTACGCCGGTTCGTGGATGGACGACGGGGCCAAGCCGATGGCCTTCATGGATATCGGCACGGATTTTCCGAAGCATCTGGGCTTCGACGCCGTGCGCCGGATGCGCGACGTTCTCAAAAAGATGGACCGGGATGTTTTCGTGCAGCACGATCACAAGTTCCCGACCGCAGAGAAGCTTTTAAAGGCCATCGGGTTCCGCCCGACCAACGAATGGCGGCGCGATATGCAGAACACAGGCCGGCACTTACAAATCTGGCGACTCCCAGCCGTCAACAGGAGACCTTGAACATGGCGATGATGGGCTCGATGATGGGCATGGCCGGGTCCGTAGCCGGTGGCATCATGCAGGCGAACGCCGCAAAGGCGCAGGCCCAGTACGAGTATAATTTGCACATCGCACAAGGCAAGCAGGAGCTTGCGTCGTCTCAGCGGCAAATGGTCCAGCAAGGGCAGCAGGGCGATATGGCGATGTCGAAACAGCTCGCCACCGCGGCGGCTTCGGGTGGCGGTGTGCAGACGCCATCGATCATGGCGATCTACGGTCAGACCGCCGGGCAAGTTAGCGACAACTCGCGATCCGCGCTCTACACTGGGGAGCAGAAGAAGTGGCAGCAGCAGGTGCAAGCCGACGCGGCCAAGGCAAAGGGCGAGAACGCGGCGGCAGGGAGTATCATGGCTGGAATCGGCGGGGCGTTGGGTTCCGCGGGGAAGATGTTTGGAGGCGGCTGAGAATGACGAACGCAAGCCGGCCTAATCCGCAAACGGTATTTTTTGGGCACATCGCATGGTAAAGCTACCCGATCAATTCAGCGCCGGTATGGCGCCAAGCATGGAAGTCCGGCCGTTCTCGCCGCCGAATCTCGGCTTGGAAGCCAGGGCCAAGGGATTCGCCGCGCTTGTGCAGGGCTTTGCCTCGATGGCTGGGGGCATGGGCGATGCGGCCGGGGCCGGAGACAAGCAACAGGATGCGCTCGACCTCATTAAGGCGGATACCTCCTTTCACAGCGGCCTGAACGATATCACGAACGGCATCGCCGACAACGGCGACTATTCCACGCACGCCGACATTTACAACGAGAAAACCAGCCAGCTCATCCCGCAGGCAGCGGAGTCGATCAGAAATCCGCAAGCGCGGGATCTGTGGGCGGCCCGTGCCGGGCTCAAGGCAGTAGACATTGGGCAGCGCGTTACGTCGAACGCCGGAACGATGCGCCGGCAGGACAACGTGGCCGGGCTTCAAAGCCAGCTGGGCCAAACACAGGCAGAATTCCTTTCCTCGCAAGACACTGCTTCGCAAACGGATGCCTTGCAGCGCATGGGCCATTATATCGACATGGCGCAAGACTCGCGAGT